TTGCAGAACTGAAGGAATTTCTGGCGCTTGAGTTTTCGGCCCCGGAAGACGTTGCGGACGAGCAATAGCAAGCCCCTCCGCTGATTGAAGACCAATCCGCCGCCCGATGGCGGTTTTTTGTTGGACAAACGAATGGCAGACGAACACCAATCCGAGCAGAACGAAATCACGCAGCAGCAGGAAGATGACGCCTTCAACGCCGGCTTCGATTCGGTGCGCAACCCCGACGAGCATCACGACTCGCCCGAGAAGCGCAACGAGGACGACGGCAAGGCCGATCTCTCCGACGACTCCAGCAAGGAGCAATCGTCAGCCAGCGAGAAAGCCGCCGAAGAGGCGGTATTCGCTGGCCTGACGGAGTCGCAGATCAAGAGCTTGCTGGAGCGGGCTGCACGCGTTGACGCCATCGAAGAGCAGCTCCAGAAGGCGCACGGGAAGATTGGCGAATTGAACCGCACGATGCTGAACTTGCAAAGCCGACCGGCCGAGCCGACGCCACAGGCGCCCGCTGCCGACATCGACGAGCTAGTCATCGGAGAGTTCGAGGCGCAGTTCCCCGAGTTTGCCCCGGCCGTCGAAGCCAGGGCCCGCCGCATCGCGCAGGAGGTTATGGCTCAAGCGCAGAGCAGCGGCGCGCCGGTCGATGCTGACCAGATCAGCAAGACGGTCAATCTGGCGGTCATGGATGCCACCAACCCCGGTTGGCGCGAAACCGTGCAGAGCACCGACTTCTCGCTTTGGATCGCTACGCAACCAGACGACGTTCGCCATACCTACGCAACAACGTGGGACCACGGCGCGCTCGGGAAGATCGTTGCCGGCTTCAAGCAACACCAAGCGGCCGGCGCAGTCCGTGCCAACAAAAGCAAGCAGCGGCTGGAGGCGGCACTTACCCCGGAATCACGCGGGGGAAGGGTAACGCACGCCATCAGCGACGAAGACGCATTCGCGGCGGGCTTTGAGTCCGTTCGCAACCCGAAATTCTATACCTGAGAGGTAATCGAAAATGGCTTCATTCACTTACTCCAGCCCTGCTGGGCGAATCAACCAGCTCAAGGGCGAGATTCTGGCCCACAGCATCCCGGTCGAAGTGCTCGGCATCACTGGCATGCAGCGCCAGATTCCGCGCAACAAAGGCAAGACGGTCGTATATCGCCGCTTCCGCCCGTATGGCGCCTTGGCGACCAACGAATCAACCAAGAACCGTTGGGGCGTCGATCCTCTGGCGGCCGTCCTGACTGAGGGCGTCACGCCGACCGCCGACACGATGGTGCCGGACAACATCACCGTCACGCTCAACCAGTACGGCTGCCTCTACCAGTTGTCGGACCAGACGGACGACACATACGAAGATGACGTTCCGGCCGAAATGAAGAAGCAGTGCGGCGAGCGTGTCGGCCTGATTCGCGAACTGGTGCGCTACGGCATCGTCAAGGCAATCGGCAACGTGTTCTACCCCGGCGGCGTGGGATCTCGTGCGACGGTTGCCAACAAAATCAGCCTCGGCGTGTTGCAGAAGGTTTCGCGCAACCTGCAGGCCAATCACGCCAAGCGCGTGACCGGCATCCTGGCGCCGTCGGCGAATGTCGCTACCAAGCCGGTCGAGGCGTCCTACCTCGTCTTCTGCCACACCGACTGCGAATCCGATCTGCGTGCGCTCTCCGGCTGGAAGAACGTCGTCGAGTACGGGACGCGCAAGCCGATACACGAGCAGGAAATCGGCAGCGTTGAGAATTTCCGTTTCATCACGTCCCCGGAACTCGCCCCGTACCTCAATGCTGGCGCGGCCGTTGGCGCCACGGGCCTCGTGGCCGCTTCGACCAACGTCGACGTCTATCCGTTCATCGTCTGCGGTGAGGACGCCTGGGGGCAAGTGGCGCTGCGCGGTGCCGATGCCATGGAGCCGACCTACTTGCCGCCTGGCGAGAAGTCCAAGAGCGACCCGCTCGGCCAGCGTGGCTTTGTCGGCGCGAAGTTCTACTTCAACTGCACGGCGCTAAACGAGGGCTGGATGGCCGTCATTGAGGCCGGCGTCACCAACCTCGTGACCTAACAGGTCGCACGCAGCATCAATTCCCGGCGCCTTCGGTGGCGCCGGGGACGACAACACATCGAAAGGAATAGCAAATGGCTGACAACAGCGCAGGACAAACCAGAACGGTCGGCGTCGATCAGGCGACCGGGCAGTTCGCCAGCGGCAAGATCGTCTATGACGCAACCGCGATCACGACCACGGACTACACGCGAGTGCAGTGCGGATTCCAGCCGCGCTACGTCGAGTGGGAGAACCTCACCGACCGCATCAAGATCGAGTGGCAGGAAGGGTTCGGCGCGGCCGAGTGCCTGAAGACCGTGGCCGCCGGTACGCGGACGCTTGATACCACGTCAGCGGCCGTCGTTGTCGATCAGGTCGGCTTCCGCATTCTGCAGAACGCCACGCTCGCCGCGATCCTCGCGAGCAAGACGTGTTACTGGCGGGCATACGGCTAACCGCCGACATCTCCGCAATACCCAGGGCGCTTCGGCGCCCTTTTTCATTTCCGAATGAGGAAACGCAAACATGGCAGGACGCAGACTGGAAACGCCGAACGAATACCTGGGCGCCGAGCGTGAGTTCAACATCGGCGAGATTGGCGACGGGCAGCCGAAGGAAATCGAGGTGGTCGACAAAGTCATGAAGGTCGACGCGATCGATATGGAAGCATTCATGAACGAAAGGCTTACGGTCATGGTGCATGAATCCACCGACCCCAACGACGACGACATCGTGCATATCGGCGTCAATGGCGTCCGGCAGTTTTTCCAGCGCGGCCGTCCGCAGGTTGTTCGCCGCTGCTTCGTGGAGCGTCTGGCACGCGCCAAGCGAACCGCGTACTCACAAAATCTGGACGATCGGCTTGGCGAGGCTCAGTTCAACACGATGCGCCCGCACCACGCGCTGCGCTACCCGTTCAGCGTGATCGAGGACCAAAATCCGCGCGGCTCGGCATGGCTGCGCAACCTGCTTGCCGAACGGCAGTAAGCAATGACGCTCGGCGACCTGATCGATGCGTTTCGCGACGAGGCGCAGGACAACACGCCGCGCCCGTATCTGTGGTCGGATACCCGGCTGACGCAATTCGCTACTGAAGCGATGCACGAGGCGTGTCGGCGTGCCGGCGTCTTGGTCGATTCGCAGTCAGATTTCTGCGTCGTGACGGCGACGCCGGCCGACCCGCTTGTTCCGCTCGGTCCCCGCATCATTACGATCAAGAGGTTTGTCCGCACGGACAGGCCGACGCCTCCCATTCTCCCGATGCAATGCTCTGACATGGATAGGCTGGTTCCCGGATGGGAAGTGGCCACGGCGGCGGACCCGAATTGGTACGTGACCGACTACCAGACCGGCTATCTTCGCATCGTTCCGACGCCAACGGCCGATGTCGATTTTCAGATGACGGTATCCCGTCTTCCGCTGGCCAATCCGTCGTCGCTCGACGATGTTCTCGAATTCCGCGACGAACACAGCCCGGCGCTTGTGCAATGGATGCTCTACCGGGCCTATTCCAAGCAGGACGCCGATTCTTTCGACCCGGCCAAGGCCGCTCGCTCACTGGCTGAGTTTGAGCGTGAGTTCGGCCGGAAGGTCAGCGCGCGCAATGCGCAATGGCAACAGGAACAGCCTCAGATGCTGTTCTCCCCTCTTGCATAAGGACAATCCATGAGTCAAGAACGCCTGGAGGTCGGCCAGCTTATTCCGACCAGCGCAACCGCTCCGTCAAACGCCGGGATATACATGCCTAGCCAAGGCGTTCTTGGGTTCACGGCGTCTTCCGTTACCGTGACTGATCCGATTACCAACGTCAGGACGAACGTCGTTACCGGGGCGAATCATGCTGCCGAACATGCTGCGATGGGCGACCCGCTGTTCAAGTGCGGAATGCCATTTATTTTGTTTGCTGGCGACGGAGGGGCAAACGGACTAATTTTTAGCGGCTCCGGGTCGGGAGCTTTCTCGCTGTCAGCACAGGTGATGGCTAACTTCATTCCGCCAAGGTTTTATGCGTACCTCCCGGCGGACCAGGCGTACTCTGGCAGTGCTGCGGGCTGGTATTACGGGACGATGAGCACGACGACCGCAGGCGTTTTGTATGCTGATGTTTATGATCCAACAACTGGCGTTGTGCCAACCGTTCCGCCGTCGCCTACACCTCTGCCGGTGACGAAGCTAACGCGATTGACGCAGACGACGAACGAGGTAACGGCGCTGCAAGTGTCTGTCTCTCCGATCGGAAAAAATGGGCTGATCACCGAGACAATAAAGGCCGTTGGAACGCCTACGGCTGGCACCAAGACTTTCCAGTGCCGCATCGGAGCAACGTCGATGTACAGCTTTGGATGGACATCCAGCTCTGTGGTAATCGAAGGAATGTTCTCGATTCAAAACGCTGGATCAGAGAATGAGCAAGTCGTTTCCAGGGGAGGGTCGTTTATCGGCCAGACAGGAATCACATCACTGGGGGGAAACGAATTCAAGGCTGTCGATTTATCGTCGACTTTCGTGTTGAAAAACACTGTGCAGATT